AGATGACTACTTCATGCATCAAGGCATGAGTGATAACCAATACAAACCTAAAGAATGGAATTACATTCCAAGTGATTGGGTAGGTATGATTAACATGGATTCCTCAAATGGTAACCCCAAAGTTTACATTTAACCATGTCCCAAGTTGGGACACAACACAGGAGACGAATATGAAAGAATACTTTTTTAAAATACACATTGAAGGTATGAATGGCTACCTCTACTATTCAGTAGAAGCAGAGTCAGAACAGGAAGCAGTAGACATGGTAGACTTCTTCATGCAATCTGCACCACACATAATAGAAAAAGATAACAACTATGTTCAAGGTAAGGAGTTAGTATAATGAAGATACACAGAGTAGTACAAATGCTAGGAGCAACAACTAGCACAGGTAAATTAGCAAGTGATATGTATGACTTAAACTACAAGACATACTATTCAGAAGCAGAAGATAAGCACATACCTATATCACATATGGACTTTCAACATATGGTCAGGGCATTTGCTAAGTTGTGTGAGCAAGAGGAGATGCTTGACAGGTCAGAGCATATGGGTAGAACTAAAGACTTAGTTGCTAAGATTGAGAGGTTACAAGGTCAAGTAGAAACTTCATCTGCTAAAGTTAAAGACCAAGATAGAGGTAGAGTTATGCGAATCAAGGAGTTAAAAGAAGACTTGAAGAAGACTGATGACATCATTGAAAACAATGACAAGATATATAAGAAGAACTTACAAGAGCAAGAGGATAGGTTGCTTGGACTCACAACTAAGGTTGAGAACCTACAAGGTATGCTCAAGGAGAGAGATGAACTGCTAGAACAAGCAGAAAATCTTGCACATAGAGAAAGTAAACACGTAGAGTATTGGAGAAAGTTATACTATGATAATGCTAATACTAAAGGACACAGATATGTATTCTCTGAGATACCTAATGATGAGTATGGCAAGAAGCTAACAAGAGGTATGAAAGTATATCTTAATAACGAGTCATACACTATGAGAGTACGTGGACAACACATCAAGCCTGAACTCAAGGGTACAGGTGCTACGTATTGGGGTCAATCAATAGATCAGTCTACACATCTACGTGTTTACATAGATGCTATATAAAGTATTCGCCATTTGCTTTGGTGGTGTAATTGTGTTATATATTACATACATCATGGCGATGGCGATAACTAACACGTTTTGTAATTGTTTATAAATATAAGTCCCAAGTTGGGACAAAGGAGATTAAAATGTTACCTAATGATAACGATAGAATATTAATTTTAATTGTGACAGGAATAATTGCATTATTCTTTTCATGCTACATAGGAGTCTAATATGAATGTACTAAGTTTATTTGATGGCATGAGTTGTGGGCAGTTAGCCTTACAACGTGCTAACATACCTGTCCATAGATACTATGCTTGTGAGATTGACAAGTATGCCATGGAGATAACACAAAAGAATTTTCCTAATACAATACAGTTAGGAGATGTTACAAAGTTAAAAGATTGGTATGCTACACGTACCCCATACAACTCTGAACCTATAACCCTACTTCTAGGTGGCTCACCTTGTCAGGGATTTTCTTTTGCAGGAGATCAGTTGGCATTTGATGACCCACGTTCCAAGTTATTCTTTGAGTTTATAAATGTTATGAATGACTTAAAACCTGAGTACGTGCTACTTGAGAATGTTAGAATGAAGAAAGAGTTTGAAGATGTAATCACAGAGCATATGGGATTTCCCCCACAGTTACTTAACTCTAGTGTTAAATCTGCACAGAACAGATGGAGAAACTATTGGTTTGGTAAAAGAATGAATGACCCATTATGTAGTGGTAAGTATATGCAGATACCAATACCACCTATGGAAGATTTAGGTTTAGTGTTACGAGATATACTACAAGAGGATCATGGAGAACCACCTGTACCAATCAATGAACGTAATGCTAGACATCACAAACACCCATATCAAAAGTCTCTGTGTACTACTGCTACAATGCACAAGGGAGCAGGTAATAATGGTATGACACTTGTTGATAGACTGATACCTGTAGGAGATGCAGAAGAGTATGCACACTACAATTACAGAGCAACAAAGCAAGTGTATCACATGAATGGTAAAGCACCTACACTATTGACTATGCAAGGTGGCAATAGAGAACCAAAGGTAGCTACGTATTCTGCCAAGGGTGGTCGCATTGTTAATCGTAGGCTAGATGCAGAGGGTGTACGTAAAGATTACCAAATGGATTTACCATTGACACCACAAGTAGAGATACGTGATGATGATAAAACTAATTGTCTTACGACTGTACAAAAAGATAATGTTGTGGTAGAAGGTATGACATGGAGAAAGCTAACACCTATTGAGTGTGAGAGATTGCAGACACTACCTGATAATTACACAGAGGGTGTATCAAAGACACAACGATACAAGATGATTGGTAATGGTTGGACAGTAGATGTGATTGCTCATATACTCAAGGGCATACAGTCAGATGAGTGGCATGAAATGTATAACAACAATAAGGAGATGGTATAATGGACATGAATGAATATTACAAACAACTAGAAGGTTTTTCTATAAACAAATATTTAGGAGAGGGAGAAGATGGCTTCCCTAAATTCTTATTGAAAGCACCTAACTATGCACCTGTTACGATTGAAGTATCTGCAGATGAAGAGGGTAACTATGGTGGGTTCTTGTTTATAAGTCCTGATGCAAAGGAGACTTCACAATGAAAATTAAACGTGGATACGATAAATTGTTTCTAGATATAACTGTAGATGTTTTACAAAACATGATTGCAGATTCAGTAAGCAAAGGTAACAAAGAAGATGTTAAACAATTAGATAGAGTTTTAGGTTTAGTTGTTTTAGAAAGGGAAAGCTATGACTAAGAAGAAAGATACAAGGCGAGATGCTTGGAACTTTGATTACTTAGGATTGAAAGCATATGGTACGACTACACCTAGGAAGTATCACGATTGGGTGTACATGGCAGATGACCAAATAAATAAGGTGTTGAAGACAGTTATTGTATTGGTATATGCCTATGGTTTCTTTGTAGCGATAACAGATATATGGGAGAATCTATAATGACTAAGGTAGTATATGATACATGGCAATCTGTAATGAACCATGAACGTAATCCATTGCGACACATACCTGACTTGAACACTAGGCATATGGTTATGCAAGTGTTAGCATGGATGTGGTGCATAGTATTCTCTATGTACTTTAGTAGTATGTGGATGTTTGGTATAACTGCAGTTGCTCACATATTTTTATTAGGTGCTATAGCTATAACTGTAGCTACGTTTGAAACTGCAAAGAGAAAGCCTAAATTCTTTATAAAGAAAGGCTATCACACACCAAGCAGAAGTAGATATATGTATTACAAAGGCAAGAGAATTAAGTATGATGATAACGATATAGGAGGAGAACATGAATGATGTATAAATACTCATTAGGAACTGAAGTTCAAGGAGCAGAGTATATTCAAGGAAACCTTGTTTCAATAGCTGAAGGTAAGATAGTGAAAAGAAAAAGGTGGAGTGGAGAAAATTGGTATACTCTAGATGTAGGAGAAGTTTTTTTAGAAGATGAGATAAAGGAGATATAAAATGTGGCATAGAATAACAGACTTTTTTAATATAGAGTATCACAAGAACTATGGCGAGGGTACAAAGTTTGACCTTGACTATGGTAAGTTGCTAATCATAGCATTATGTGTTTACATAGCAATTAAGGTATCATGAAGATAAAAAGTATTAATCCAATAGCACGACTACTTGCTTATACAAGGAAGAGAAAACAAATCGTACCACCTAAAAAAGGTAAAGGTTCATACAATAGAAAGAACAAACAGAGACGAGTTGACATTTCTAAATAAATCTTATATAAGCAAGTATCACTTAACCAAAGTCCCAAGTTGGGACATATTTTTGAAAGGAGACTAACATGCCATTAGATGCATACATACCACACCTCTTCACATTAGAGGACACTAATCTAGACTTTAAAGTAAAGTATGAGGACACTAAGTTTACAGGTAAAAGATACGTAAGAAACTCTGTAACAGGAGAATACTTGGGTATCGTAGGAGATAAGTTCTCAACTGTAAATCACGTGAACTTCTTCAATGGTATCAAGAAAGTTATACAGGAGAATAGACACCCTGTTGACCTTGATGGTGCAAAAGTAAATATAAAGACAGGAAGAAACAATGCCTTTGTATTCTTAGACATTACGTTACCTAATGTAAAGCATACGATCACAACTGCTAAACACCAAACAGTAATCAATGAGAGAATCATTGCTCTGCATGGCATAGATGGTTTAACATCTAACCAAGTATACTTTGGTGCTATTGATAGCTACTGTTCCAATGGACAAGTTGGTGGAGAGTTTGACCTTATCAAGATGAAGAATACAAGTGGCTTCACTATGGGTAGACTAATAGCAGAAGTTAAGTTAGCTAAGAGTAACTTTGACTTACGTTGTGAGATGATGCAGAAGTGGGCAAACATACCACTCAAAGTAGATGGTAAAGATTTCTTGAGTAAGCTAATCAAGTCAGAGACTATGGCTAAGAAGATGTACGAGTTAGCTTGTCAGGAGATATCTAGACGAGGTAAGAATGTTTATGCTCTGTACTCTGCCTTCACTAATTACTCATCGTATGCAGATGAGAGAAATGGTTTCAACATACGTAATACAGGCTTTGATACAAAAGCAGAGACCATGTGGAAGAGAGAACAAGAGGTAGCAAAGTGGATTTCTTCACCTCAATTTAAGTCTCTATTGGTGGCATAATGAAAGTTCAGGAATTACTCAAAGAGTATTATATATCCTTTGAATACAATAACTTACGAGCAGAAACTAAAGCACAGTATAAGTATTTTTTAGGTATAGTTTGCTCTACAAGTGTGGTTGATGGCATAGAGTTAGGCAGTTATAAACTGTCTAGCTTGACCACCAAACTTGCCAAGTTGTCTTACAACAAATGGTGTGAGAGAGGTGTGTCATTTGCTAATCATCTTATGTCTGTCATTAGGGTGTTGCTTAATTACGGAATCAACATGGAGCATTGTAATATGAATCCATTTAGTAATATAAAGAAACGTGTCGTTACACACAGAAAAGTTGTTTGGACTAAAGATGACGTTATCAGGTTTCTTGATACTGCTTACTCTGATTTTAAAACAAGGAGCATTGGCTTGATTGCACAGATGGCATACGAATGGTGTCAACGTATTGGAGATATGAGAGTTCTTGAGTGGTCTAATCTTGATCTAGATGCTAAACGTATGCAGATACAACAGTCAAAGCGAAGAGCAGAAGTATTTTTACCTATATCAGACGAGTTACATGAAATGTTAGTACAACAACAAGATGATTATGGGTTTCAAAAGTATGTAGTTCCTCGCCCACGACCCTTCAGAGGCTCATACAAGCCTTATTCACTTACTAAACTACCAATCATAGCTAGGAAAGTTATGACCTCTGCAGGACTCTCTAATGAGTTACGATTAAGTGACTTACGTAGAACAGGCACAGTTGAAATGGTTGATGCAGGTGTATCTATGGGTAATATTATGTCTGTCACAGGACATGCTAACCCACAATCTGTTAAACCTTACATGAAAAATACATTCACAAGTGCTAACTTGGCATTACAAGCACGTAGAAATTTGACAGATGAAAAAACCTGTGCTACAAGCATGTTAAATGCCGACAAGGAAGGATACTTATAATAACATGTATAATGTATACACTTATATTGAAGACTTAGACATACGTAATGGAGAAACAAAAAGACTGAACTGTCCTGCATGTAATTCATACAAGACGTTTACAGTTACCAACAACATGGGTTCTCTGTTATGGAATTGTTACAAAGCATCTTGTAATGTACGAGGGAGTTCACGTGTTCACATGACTGTTGAGGAGATACGTGACATCAAGCAAGTGTCCCAAGTTGGGACATCATTTGAAATGCCTGAGTATATCGTGCCACATGGCTACAGGAGAGAGGTTATGACTTTCTGTGAACTGTGGGACTTAGATGTGGATAAACTTGACTTGTTGTACGATGTCAAAGAAAGTAGAGTTGTCTTTCCTATCAAAGATAATGGCAGGATTGTTGATGCTACAGGTAGGTCAGTCTACCGAAAGTTACCTAAATGGAAAAGGTATGGTTCTTCGGACTTGCCATATGCATTTGGTTGTGGTAGTATCGCAATAGTAGTAGAGGATTGTGTCAGTGCAGGTGTTATTGGCAGTGATGTATATGTTGGGGTAGCTGTGTTGGGTACATCATTATCGGATTCACACAAACTGTTCCTTTCACAGTTCTCTACTGCAATAATCGCACTTGACCCTGATGCACTACCCAAGTCTTTTGCATTTGCTAAAGAGTTACGATCACATGTCAAGGATATTAAGATACTCAAGTTGCATGACGATTTGAAGTATAGGAGACAAGAAGACGTAGATAATTTAAAACTATTAACCCCAAAGGAGACACAGATATGGAATTAGCACTAGTAAGAAGTTTGATGGATAAATCATTCTATGATGCTCATCGTGGAGCAAAGTGTCCTGATAGATTATTCAGTAAGGATGCTAGGAAGGTTAAGCAGTCTATTGACAAAGCCATGAGCAGGTATGAAAGAACTGTTACACCTGATGAGATAGAGGCATTGTTTATGTCAAGCAATCCGACTCTCACAACTGCACAGAAACAAGCATACTCACATTTGTTTAGGCAGATAAAGAGTGAGCAACCTATGGGAGAAGATGTTGCACAAGAAGTATTGTCAAAGTTATTTCAACAAGTCGTTGGCGAGGACATTGCTAACATAGGCTTTGATTACGTTAATGGCTCACACTCGTCACTAGAACCTATACGTAACATACTAGAGATATACGGAGATGATTTTACACCTAACCTTAACGTGGAGTGGGATGATATGGAGATTGATACACTATTAGCTAAGAATGATTTGGAAGCACGTTGGTCGTTTAACGTGCCTAGTTTAACAAGACAGGTAGAAGGCATCAATGCAGGACATCTCATAGAGATAGGTGCTAGACCTAATACAGGTAAGACTAGCTTTCACTCTAGTATTATAGCAGGTCCTGATGGCTTGGCACGACAAGGTGCAAGTTGCATCATCTTGTGTAATGAAGAGGGTAGTCACAGAGTTGGTGCTAGATATCTTACTGCATCAACAGGCATGACTATGCGAGAGATAAAGCAGAATCCAAGTAAAGCACGTGACTTGTATGCACCTGTCAAAGATAACATTAAGATTAAAGATGCCACAGGTCGTGACATGTCTTGGGTGGAGAGTGTATGTAAAACATATCAACCTGATATCGTTGTACTTGACATGGGAGATAAGTTCGCAAGGACAGGTGGCTTTGCACGTACAGATGAAGCACTCAAAGCCAATGCAGTTCATGCTCGTATGATTGCCAAAGAACATAAGTGTGCAGTCTTTTACATGTCACAACTATCTGCAGATGCAGAAGGTAAGGTGTTGCTTAATCAGAGTATGATGGAAGGTAGTCGTACAGGTAAGGCAGCAGAAGCAGACTTGATGATATTGATTGCCAAGAATCCACCACGACAAGAAGAAACAGAAGAAGATTTACAAAGACATCTTAATGTGGTAAAGAATAAACTTACAGGATGGCATGGTGTTGTCCATTGTAATTTGAATTACAAGATAGGTAGATACGAGGTATGACACAATTTACTTTATTTAAAGAGTTACCACAGAAAGAGAACCCAATCGTTGATGGTGTTGTCTGTATTAAGTGTGGTATACGACAACCTATAACCCATTACTCTGTCATGAAAGCAGGTGAGATAAAGCGAACCTGTAGATCATGTAGGAAGGGACACAAGGAGATATTAAATAAGTTACGTAAAGAGAATGCCTATCCTGATAAAGATTATTCATGTGCTATATGTGATAGAACATTAGAAGAGTTAGGTAAACATGGTCAGACTAGATTACAGAATTGGGTGCTAGATCATTGCCACGATACCAACACATTTAGAGGTTGGGTATGTCACAAATGCAATACAGGTTTGGGTGGCTTCTCTGATAACTTGACAATCATAGAAAGAGCAGTTATATATTTAAAAAAACATAAGGAAAGAATAAATGAAACTAACACTTGACGTAGAAAATACAACAACAAAGAGAGATGGCAAACTACATCTTGACCCATTTGAACCTAACAATAGATTAGTTATGGTTGGTTGCTTGACAGATCAAGGTAAAGAATATCTGTTTAGAGACAAGTTTGATGGTGTGCAGGAGTTGCTTGACCAAGCTACTATACTTATAGGACATAACATAGCATATGACTTAATGTGGATATGGGAGTGTGGCTTCAAGTATGATGGTCCTGTCTTTGATACCATGCTTGGAGAATACATTTTGCAACGAGGCATCAAAGAACCTTTGCACTTGAAAGACTGTGCAATACGTTACGACCTAGATACTAAGAAAGAAGACACATTAAAAGATTACTTTGCTAAAGGTTACAATACAGATCAAATACCTGCAGAAGAGTTATCATACTATTTGTCTGCAGACTTACATGCAACTCAACAATTAGCAGATACTATATATAAGAAACTAAATACAGAAGAGTATGGCAGTTTACTTAATTCTGTTATGTTGACTAACAAAGTTTGTGTTACACTCGCCAAGATATATAAAAATGGTTTCAAGGTAGACAAGGAAGCACTAGATCAAGTTAGGACAGAGTTTGAGAAAGAAAAGCATGATGTAGAGAAAAGACTGAAGCAACAAGTACAATACCTTATGGGTGACACACCTATTAATTTAAATAGTCCTGAACAAATGTCTTGGGTTATATATAGTAGAAAACCTAAAGACAAAGCTATGTGGGCGAATAGCTTCTCTAAATATATGGATGATAGTAGTTACAAAGATACAGTAAAAAGTAATTCAACATTAATATACAAAACAAATGCAGTTAAATGTAGAGAGTGCTTTGGAGAAGGTTTTATTAGAAAGATAAAGAAAGATGGTAAACCTTATGCCAATCCTAGTAGGTGTGTTAGTTGCGATGCATTGGGGTATAACTTTATACCAACCAAACAGATAGCAGGATTAAAGTTCTCTGCACCATCTTCTAAATGGGTTAGTGCTAATGGATTTACTATTAATAAAACTTACTTAGATACGTTAGCAACTGTAGCTAAGAGAAACAAAATGCAAGATGCAGTAAACTTCTTAACTGATTTGCAAAGACTGTCTGCATTAGATACTTACTTATCTTCTTTTGTTGAAGGTATAAATGCATACGTTAAACCTGATGGGATGCTTCATGTTAGATTACTACAACATAGAACATCTACAGGTAGATTTAGTGGAGCAGACCCAAACATGCAGAACATGCCTAGAGGTGGCACGTTCCCTGTTAAGAAGGTATTTGTTTCACGTTGGGATAATGGCAAGATTTTAGAAGCAGACTTTGCACAGTTAGAGTTTAGAACTGCAGCTTACTTGTCGCAAGATAAAATAGCAATGAAGGAGATAGATGATGGATTTGATGTGCATAGCTATACTGCTAGTGTTATTAGTGATGCAGGGGAAAAGACTTCTCGCCAAGAGGCAAAAGCACATACGTTTGCACCCTTGTACGGAGCAACAGGATTTGGCAGGACACCTGCTCAAGCTACATATTATAAACACTTCACACAAAAATACAAAGGAGTCTCATTTTGGCACACCAAATTGGCTAAAGAAGCTCTGAATACAGGTATGATAACTACACCATCAGGCAGACAGTTTTCATTCCCTGAAGTGGAGAGGAGAAGAAATGGCTCAGTGTCATACTTTACACAGATAAAGAACTATCCTGTGCAGAGTTTTGCAACTGCAGATATAGTTCCTGTGATACTGATGCATATTGCAAAGGAGCTTGACAAGCATAGGTCATGTGTGGTAAATACAGTACATGATTCTATTGTAATTGATGTTCATCCTGATGAGCAAAATACAGTTTTAGATGTTATACGTGACACCAATAAGTCATTGAATAATATAATTAATTTAGAGTTTGGTATAGATTTTAATGTACCCCTTTTACTTGAAGCAAAGATGGGAAGTAATTGGCTTGACACTAAAGATGTATCGTGATATAACTATGATTCTTTTGAAAGGAGTAAATTTAAAATGACAGATTTAGTTACAATAAATACAGATAATTATGCTACTATGGCAAAGGCAATGGGACTGCCTACAAGTAGTGGTGAGAAGAAGACTAATGTCTTAAATAGGTTTAGAATATGGCACAATCCTACAATGGGTATGGGTGAGTCCAAAGGTAAATCTGTTAAGATGGAAGTTGTTGAAGGTGGCTTTTACAGATTAGAAGATCGCAGTAAAGAGCCTAGTGTTTTTTATTTTTCAGAGAAGGTTGAGTTCAGACCTTTTTTGCAGAGATTCTTATATAAGAAGTATAGAAAGAATCATAATGCTAAAGAAGGAGAAAAGCAGGGTACATACATCAAGACTATAATGTCAGATACTTTAAACATAGATTTAAAGGATGACGATGGTACATTTAACTGTGGTAAGCCAACAGGGTATGTAAAAGACTTTCAGGCATTACCTGAAGAGACTAAAAGGTTAATCAAAGAGATAAAGAGAAACAGAGCAGTTTTTGGTCTTGTTAAAATGATTGATCCTGTTAAAGGTCTTGATGGGGATGAGATACAAGATGTGCCTGAGTTTCCTGTAATATGGGAGATAGACAACAGAGATGCCTATAAATCTATAGGAGATGTGTTCTCTAAGTTTGCTAAGATGGAAGCACTTCCTCTGCAACATGTCATTAAGTTAGATGGTACTAAGGAGAATAAACTAAATAATGGTGGTAGCTTTTATACACCAATAGTTCAACTAGACACATCTAACAAGGTAGAGATAACAGATGCAGATCATAAAGTGTTTGGTGATTTCCTTGACTTTGTTAAAGCATACAACGATAGTATCATATCTAAATGGGATGATAGAGTTTCACAGAAGCAGGATGATATATCAGAAGAAGATATGGAAACTGTAGAGGACTTTATTGATGTAGAGTTAGATGAAAATGCTAAGTAACAATGCTTTCAAAGCACATGGCATTAATTACCTTTCGCCTAGTAGTATAAATACATATATAAGTGACCCACCTATGTGGGTTGCTAGGTATTTGTTTAAGGTAAAATCATCTAGTGGTGCAGGTGCAGTACGAGGTATTGCATCAGAGTATGTACTTGCTAATAAATATAAAGAAGGTAAGTTTGACTATAACATGTTAGATATGAAGTTCATGACATTGTGTACTGAATCTATGATTGACTTAGGAGATAAAAAGACAGACAAAGAAAGAAGTTTGTTAAAAAACTTTGGCAATGTAATAGATACTTACTTTGACTATGAAGGATTAGAAGACTATCAAGAAAAGGTTGAGGTACAAATAGAAGACTTACCTGTGCCTATTATGGGATATATAGACTTTAGATTCAAAGATAAAATAGTAGACTTAAAGACTACAACTAGGATGCCATCACAACCAACAGAAGCACAGAAAAGACAGATGGCATTTTATTCTATGGCATATCCCAAGAATAGTGTGGACTTATTTTTTGCAACACCTAAAGAGCATAAGAAGTTCCCACTTAAAAGTTTGACTTCTTATAAAAAGCAACTTGAAAAGGTTGCTTACAGTATACAGAAGTTTTTGTCTATCAGTGATGATAAGCATGAGTTAGCTTCTTTTGTTTATCCTAACCTTGACTCATGGATGTGGTATGGTAAGATGAAAGAAGAAGCAAAAAAGATATGGAGTATAAAGTAATGTCAAATAAAAACATAGATGAGCTAAAAGCTAATATTGAAAACATGGAAAAAGAATTAGCAGAAGCTAAGAAAGCCTATCGTGAAATGAAAACGAAAGGTTTAAAAGAAGCTATGGAAGCGAAGAAGATGGCAGACGAAGCAGTGAAAGAAGAGTTAAAAGCATTGGGTTATAACTACAATACTAACTCGTCTTACTCTGAATGGAATCCATTTACAGGATGGAGAACCTTTCTCTAGTGTCCCCTCACAAGGTACGTAGAGAAGCCATAAAGTATGGGTATAGGAGTGGTTTAGAACATAAGATTTCTATGGCTCTTGATACGATTAGGTATGATTATCAGTACGAGTCTATCAAGATTGAATGGGAAGATTTAGCATATCGCACCTATACCCCTGACTTCATACTAAAGAATGGTATAATAATAGAAACAAAGGGTAGATTTTTAGCAGTAGATAGAAGAAAACATTTAGCTATAAAAAAACAACACCCCAAGTTAGATATTAGATTTGTGTTTACAAATAGTAGAGTTAAGTTATATAAAGGTTCTAAAACTTCTTATAGTCAATGGTGTATTAAATATAATTTTAGATATTACGACAGAATAATACCTGAAGATTGGCTTAAAGAAAAAGGAAAAAACAAACATCCAACATTCATAAAGTTTGTTGGCAAAAAAGTAAGGAGATAATAATGAAACATTATGATAACAAAGGCAACCATTTTTTTGTAGAGATAATACCTAGCATTGATGATAAAGGTCATTGGGATGGTAGATATCAATTAGCTATACAAGTTAGAAAGTCCAATATAGATGACGATAGTTTTTATGCTTTAGAGCAGTTGTGCCAAATGACATGTGCAAGTATAACTATGATGGAAGAGAACCACACTATTAAAGATGTTATATATAACTTTTTAAACACACCTGAAAATGAAGAGATCAATACACCACTGCCTATTGACAGTATAGATGAAAACGTGATAAAAGTTAATTTTAAACGAGAAATAGTCCGTAGTACGGATAACAAATGTTAAGACATATGGAGTACATGAGAATGAAAGCAAAACAGGCACAAGAACAATCGGATCATAAACAAACTATGGATATGGTTAATCATCCACCACATTATAATAAAGCAGGTATAGAAACCATAGATGCCATTAAAGCTATGACTGATACAGGATTTGAGTATTATCTACAAGGTAATATTATGAAGTACCTTTGGAGATACAGGTACAAGAATGGTGCAGAAGATTTAAAGAAAGCACAATGGTATCTCAATGAATTAATTAATGTTGTTGAAGATGAAGATAAGAGTTAAAATGATGATAACAATAGAGGTTGACCCTGAAGAGTATCAAGTACCTGCAGATGGTAGGGTTGACCAAGAGATACAAGATCATATGCATGATTACATACATGACTTATCAGGACTAAAGATAAAGAGCATGAGAACAGTTAGCGAGGAGATATAAATGTTACAAAACTATTTACCAACAGATTATCAAAACTTTATTGCACTATCTAGATATGCAAGATGGAGAGAAGACGATCAAAGAAGAGAGACATGGGGTGAGACTGTTGACAGATATTTTAGTTATATGGAAACACATCTAGTGGATAATCATCATTACATTATTACTAAAGCATTAAAAGAAAAACTATCTAATGCTATCATGTCCTTGGGTATCATGCCTAGCATGAGAGCATTGATGACATCAGGTATAGCATTAGACAGGTGTCATGTTGCAGGTTATAACTGTAGTTACATACCTGTTGATAGTCCTCGTAGCTTTGATGAATGTATGTATATACTTATGTGTGGCACAGGTGTTGGCTTCTCTGTTGAACGTGAGAATGTAGACAAGTTACCTATTGTTAATGAACACTTTGAGAATAGCACTACTATAATAAAAGTAGAAGATAGCAGACAAGGTTGGGCAAAAGCATTAAGAGAACTTATAGCTATGTTATATGTAGGACAAGTCCCAACTTGGGACACATCAGAGGTACGACCATCAGGTGCTAGACTAAAAACTTTTGGTGGTAGAGCATCAGGACCTGCACCTCTAATTGAATTATTTCAGTTCTGCATACAGAAGTTTCAAGGTGCTAAAGGTAGAAAGTTATATCCTATTGAGTGCCACGATATTATGTGTAAGATTGGTGAAGTTGTAGTTGTGGGTGGTGTCAGACGTTCTGCTCTAATATCTCTGTCTAACTTAGGAGATGACCAAATGAGACATGCTAAGTCAGGTCAATGGTGGGAGAATGAAGGTCAAAGAGCATTAGCTAATAACTCTGTAGCATTTAAAGGTAGACCTGATATGGGTACTTTTATGAGAGAGTGGACTGCTTTGTATGAATCAAAGTCAGGTGAACGTGGTATATTTAATCGTCAGTCTGCTAAATGGAAAGTAGAAGAGAATGGTAGACGTAATCCTGATTATTACTTTGGGTGTAATCCTTGTAGTGAGATTATCCTCAGACCTTATCAGTTTTGTAACTTAACAGAAGTTGTGTGTAGAGAAACAGATGATTTAGAGTCACTGAAAGAAAAG